TGTCAGGGTATGATACCCATTTTTCTAAGTTGTTGCAGTGCCCCACCCGCTGATTCTACACCAATTGATGAAGCAGCTCCACCTGCTGCTGGAATAGTTTCACTTGCTTTTCTTGCACCACCGGCAGTTAGTGCATATTCAGCGGGATCCATGTTTGCAAGCGACATTTTAGTAAATCTATCGCCACCTGCAATTCTTTTTCCCATAGCACCCAATCTATCTTTCCCAGCGCTTCTTTGTATATCTTCAATACCGGGTAGAAAAGAAACAATACCTTTTATTCCTTTAATCATTGCATTTGTAGATTCATCCCCTTTTGCTTCTTCGCCCTTTAATTCAAAATCTAATGCAGAAAGAAAATCTGCTGCTTCTCCGGTATATGCTTTGGCATATGCATTTTTAATGGCACGGTCAATTACAAATTTTGCTGGTCCACCCAAAGTAGAAATTAAACCACCAGCAACATTTCCAGCACCACCGAGAATTTCCGTGGCTCCAATTCCACCTGGTTTTTTGCCTGCGGCACCCATTATAAAATCTATACCCTTTCCAATTCCACCCATCCCACCGCTTATCATTGAGCCATAACTTCCAGCAGTCATTCCTTCAATGACTCCTTTTAGTACATCATAATAATTTGCCCATGCCGCTTGGCTGTATGGATCATAACCTTTAGGAACATCTTCTCTACCAAACATTGCTTCATTTGGGGTAACATCTAAACCTTGAAATGATGGTTTCTTTTGACCTTTTGGCCATTCTCTCCAAGCACCACTTTTAAATACATACCTTTTCCCTGTTTGTTTATCAACAGTGACGGCATCTTCTTTGCTTTTGTTAGCAGGTGGTAAAGTTTGCTCAGTTAAAATTGAGCAAAGAAAATTGCGGGTGTATGGATCGAATAGAGGCATTAGATGTTTTTGAAGTATCTTTCAAATACTTTTACAATGTTTTTTTCTAAGTTTCTTTTTGAAGAAGTTTGAATTAGTTTTTTAGCTCTTGCAATTTCTCTTTCTTGCCAAATGCCACTTTCATAGATCCACTCTCTTCCTTCCATAATGCCATTTACGAATGCATTAGGAGCAGAGGGATCTGCTACGATATCGATTGCAGCAAGCATGAAATCTTCTTGAACTTCTTGATAACCATTTTTTGCTTTGAGAGATCCCATACCACGGGTAGACACTCCCAATTGTGCACCTTCTTCAATTAGATTTTTTACAATCCTACCCATTGGTGTGTCCATGACTTTTGCTTTGCCGTAGATATTTTTCCCATCTTCATGGAGTTCTTTTACAATGTGGGAAACTCTGTCAAGATTAACAGTAGGACCAGTTGGGTGGTTTAATTCACCTAAAGCACGGCCTTTGTTTACATATTCGTTAATATATCTTGATGCCTCTTTGGCCAATATATTCTTTGGATATATTCTACCGTTTTTATTTTTTACATCGGATTGCATAAAAACGCCTTCAATGAAGTAGTTCTTATCTCCGTTGCCAACGTTTTCTTTTACGTACTTGATGTCTTCTGTTAATTCTGTGATTAGTTTCATTGTGGTGCCTTTATGTGTTGTTTAGCCATTTATTTGGTGTTGGTTGCTGTTCTTCTCTTTGTCTGAATTGTTTCCAAGATGGATATCTTGTTGGTGATCTTCTTTCTTGTCTTGGAATATTTCTTTCTCTCCACCGTTGTTCTGCATCCCATTGTTGCATCATATCGATGTATTGTTTATAATATTCTTCAAGCCATTGCATCCATTCTTCTCGGCTACCAAAGTCAGTTTTTTTTCTATAATATTGTTTAACAAACTCCTCAAGAGTCATACCCTGTTCACCATTTGGACCTCTTGGGAGAGGAGGGGCATCACCAGAACCGCTTCCGGGAGCCATTGGAGGCAATCCTAGACCACCTCCGTCTTGAATTGGGGCCTCGGCACTGATTGTGGCATCAGCGTTTCCCATTGCAATACTTGTTGCTTCTTCTAAACCACCTCTATTTCTTCTAAACCAATCATCTCTTGCCCTTTTTCTTTTTCTCCACTCTTCCATTCTTTTTTTAAATTCTTCATCACTTTCTTTTTCTCTTCTAGTTGGTGGAGGACCGGGATCTGGTGGTGGGCTTCCTACACCTCTACTAGGTGGTTGTCTTGAAGGTGGAGGTGGTGAAGGTGGTTTAACAGCAAAAGCAGCTTCAGATGAAGCGCTTTCACCAGTTTCAGAACCCAAAGTGGCTTCTTCAGTTATTTTTTTTTTAAATAGATCTTTAGCGATTACTCTATATTGGTCTTTTAATTTATTACCAATTTTTTCATATAAAGCATTTGAAGTAGCCGCCTTGAACCCAATGGCGTTCTCTTCAACTACACTCTTGATCATATTTCTAACTTTATTATTCATTTTAGTGCCCTTTGTGCTCTCTCGTAAAAATCAATTGTCCTCTTCACTCCCGTTACATCCTCTAAAAGTTCTTTTGCTAAAATTTCTCTGTTTTTTGTATTTAGAGAATTGAAAAGAAGTTTTAAATTTGTTACTTGTTCTTCAGTGATATTTATGCTTGTGTGATTTTTTAAATTTAATTTATTATTTGTTTTAACATTATAGTTTTCAAAAAATTCTACTAATTTTTTAATATTTTCACTTTCTTTTGTTTCTTCAACAGAATACAACATATTTGAAGCAAAACTTTCTTGGGCGTCTTTTACAGCTTCATTTAATTTAAATGACAAAGAATTAATTAAACTTTTCTTAAAAGACTCATCGTTTTCATAAATTAATGAATTTAGACCACTTCTTAAAATTATGGTTGAAATATCATTCATTGTTGTCCTTCTGGTGCCTCTCCTTGTTGCATTGCCATTGCTTGCTGTTGTGCCATGAGCATTAGTTGCTCTTGACGTATTCTTTCTCTGTCAATTTCCATTTGTTTATCTAGGTCTTTGATTTCTGTTTCTGTTTGCTTCAAAATCTTAGAACGGATATACTCAGTTGAGAAATATTTGCCTACGTATGGTTCTACAAATGACAATAGTTTTAGTCTTTCTGCAAGTATTTCTGATTCTTTGAGATCCCAGAAGTAATTGTCTGTATTATAAACAAATTTAATATCTTGCTTTAGTGTGTTCCAATCATCCTCTGTCATCACACCCTTAAGCAGCAATTGTACTCTTAAGAAATCTAAGAACAGTTTAGAGAAATGGTGTCGTAGTCTGTCAATAAATTTGTAGAATTTAACTTCCTCTCTTGTAATTTCAAGAGATCTTCCCATGTTAAAACCAGATTGTTCCGCAACTAAACGGTTTAAAGGAACGTTGAGTGAATTGTAGAGTTTCTTTTTAAAGTATTCTACGTCTTCAATTTGTGACATTGCATTTCCACCGGGAAGAACAGATATTTGGGTTCCTTGAGAACCTTCTCTTCTGGGTAGCCAGTAATCTTCAAGAACAGAAAGATGGTTTCTTTCGTCTCTGATTTCTCCTGTAGATTGATTGTAGATGATCCGATTACGGAATCTACTCATCATATCTCTCAAGTATTGTTCTGCTTTTTGTTTTGGTAATTGTCCAACGTCAACGTAGAAAACTCTTCTCTCGGGTGCGCGAGCAACGCGGTAAACTAGAAGAGCATCTTCTAGTTGTCTTAACATGTTGAGAGGACGGATTGCTTTATGCATGTATCCCAAAACACGTTTGGTGTTCATGTCAATCAAACCAGATGGAACATAAACAACGCTATCCATCGAAAGTTGCAAGCCGCCGGGACCAGTTAGAAGAAACGATTCTTTATCAGAATCGGTATATAGATAATATTCTTCAATTTCTTTTATTAAACTAACAGAACCAGTTTTTGTTTTTTCTTGTTCTTTTCTAACTTTTCTAACCTTTTTAATCTTTAGAGGATCTATTGGAATAATTTCTTTTATTCCATCAATTGGATTATCTTTATCAATAACAATGTTATAAAAAAGTTTCGAATCGATATACCATCTACGAAATATTTCATATCCTCTGTGATTAAAATCTAAAAGATGTGAAATTTTATCAAATTCTCTATAAATTTTTACTTTAATTGATTCAGGAATTTGGAGATTTTTTAAATCTAACTTTACGGGAGCTGCTTCAGATCCCTTAACGATGGCAGCATTTACAATTTCTTCTATGGCATTATCCATTTCTGGATACACAGACATGTTACGATATTGAATAATTGCACTGCTTTCATCTTTTAGTGTGCCAGTATAATCTATGGCCGAACTAAAATAACCACCAGCTTCTACAGTTACAGTTCCGTCATAACTTTCTGGTGCTGCAATTTTTCTTAATGCAATATCTTGGACTTCTTGTTTAGTCTTTTCTTTCTTACCAAATTCAAATCCGAATACTTCAATTTCCATGTTTAGTCTCTCTTATAGTTATATCACAATTATCAAGGTATCGTATCCGTTATTCCAGGCATTCTGATCGAATCAAACAAAAATACAACAGAAAATTGGACAAATGTATTGGGTGAGCCCATGTTTAATTGAATTGGTTCAATTGTTCTTGGCCAACAGCCATCCATTATGAATGTTTTATGCGGATCTTCTTCTCCGTTTAGATTTAAATGTTTAATTGTCCAACTATAAGCTTTGTAATCCGTAACTGTGGTTGGGATTGTGCTTATATTAGTATTGTGGTCATTAATTTTATTATGCCAAACTGAAAACTTTTTCCATAAATCGTGGGTGCCCGTATCATCTAAAATTATTACAGACCATGGACCGTATTGTTTTTCGCCTGGATAAAACCCCTTTCTTCCAAAATATTCATATTGAATTCTTTGAGAAGACATAGGTGGTATAGTTGTTGTTTGAATATGAAATTTACTTATCGTATTTGAACCCGTTTGGGCATAGGGTATCGTACCTTCAACAAGAAATCTATTGGCACGGGTTCCACCGTTAAAAGCAGCTTTGAAATCTGCAATAGTTATGTTTGCCATATTAAGTCCATCCCTGTACTACTTTGTACCAATCGAATACAATGTTTACCGAAAATACAGAAAATTTAGAAGAGTTCATGTCTAAATTTAATGCAGATACTTGCTCTGGCCAACAATTATACAATTCCATTTTTCTTATAACTCTACCATTTAAATCTAATTGACTAACTCGCCAAGTTGTTTGTAATGATCTGAAAGAAAACTCATTTACTGCTACTGCACCACCAACTTGGTGGGTTTCATGACCATCCATTCGATCTTTCCAATGCTGGAAAGATTTCCAAAGGTTATCATTGTTATTGTCATCGTATACGCCAATTGTCCAAGTTGTATAATTTCTATCACCAGCCAAATGCAATATGCGACCTCTATATGGAACTTGAAGTGTTCCTAGGTCTGCTTGTGGTAAATTT